CTAATGCGCGATCTAACTTAGCTATTTCTGTTTTGTCAAATATAGAACCTAGTGCGTTTCTTTTGCCTCTATCTAAATTAGATAACACATTATAATGCTCCATAAAAATGTTAGCATTTTCATTAGGCAACTGCCCTTGCAAAATAGATTTGCCACCTTCATAAAATTCTTGAGGAATAGTTTTTTCTAATAATGTGTAAAAATGTTGATTACCTAAAGTATCTCTACCGAACACAGAATTAAAACCATGTTCTTTTAAGATGCCATCCATTGCATCTCTAACTTCTTTAGTTTTTATAGAAGAACTAGAAAAAGCCCTTATTCTATTTCTTGCTGTTTCTGCTTCTTCAGCTAATATTTTTTGTGCCTCTACTTCTTCTGATTTTACTCTTGTTTTCTTTTTGTTAATTTCAGTAGAAATTTTATCTCTATTAGTTTCATTAGTAGCTTTTAAAATATCATCTGCTTTTTGAAGAAGGTCTCCAGATATTCCTAAATTATTAGAACCATTGCTAGAAATATACTCATTAATAATATTTAGTTCTCTTGAGCTAGTTTCTGGTAAGCTATCTACTAAAGACATAGCAGCACTAAACAATATTCTACTTATTTCTTGGTTTTTTTCTGAGTCAGTTAATACTGTACTTTTTTTAATTTGATTAGAAGCTTTTTCTATTTCTTCCGATCCTGCTTCACCATCTAAAATAGCTTTAGCAAGATCTGTATTTGATTGTTTAAGAGCAGTGTTTTCTTCATAAGCATCTAATCTTGCTTGTACCTTGTCTTCACCACCGTCAAGCAATTCATTAACAAAAATTCTATCTAAATCAGCGTCATAGAAAGATGGGTTAGAATATAAGTAATCTATAGTTTGCCTTTGTTTTACTGTAAGCCTATCTCCAACGCTTGCTGTCTGATTGATTAAATAAGTTTTAACATCGGACGGATTGCCCTCAGAAGCAACGGCAGCAATAATAGGAAGCAATGCAGACCTTCTAGCAGATTCCTCCAAAGATTTATGCATTTCTCTATTAGTGTTTTTTCTAATATTATCTATCTGTTCTTGAACATCTGTATTAAATGAGATCATAGTCGTTACGTGCGTACTTCCAGAATATGCTTCCCTAAAAGAATCAGAATAAAGTCCTCTTTTACTGTCTGCTGTACTTTCATAAAACTGACTATTTTTTATATAGTTTGCTTTTAATTTTGCATCTGCAATTCTTTGATTAGAAGACTCTATTACAGAATAGTCTGCATCAAATCTAGCAAGCTCTGCAATAATAGATTTTTTATTAGAGCCATCTATATATTTTAATAATGGCCTTATTGAATCTTTAAGCTCTTTTGGTAAAGCCTCTATTCTTTTGTTACCTATAGCTATCTTTACTAATCTTCTATCATTAGCATTTAAAACAGTACCGTCAGGACCACCTGTTGCATAAATCCTTTCTAGGAAACCACTAACATAATTAGATTTCATTGAAGAAGAACTGGCTGGTTTTACAGCTAAATTTGTTTGTACTCCAGAATCTATTGTATCTTGATTTCTTTTTTCATTTGCTTCTAATATTTGTTCAAATTTTTTTAAACTTCCTTGCTGCCCTAATTGATAAGCAATATCAGATTCTAGAAAGTTTCTTTCTCCTTGAGCTTGAAGTATTTTTGCATTTTCAATTTCATATTGTTTTTTCTCCATGCTAAGAGTTGTTGCTGCAATATAATCTCTACCAGTTCCATAAATAAAATTAGTATAAGAAGTATTTTTGCCATCTTGCTTAGAGCCTTCAGCTAAAGAATCTATATAAGTATTCATAACCTTTGAGTATTCTTTAGTAGCATAAGGAGTATTCTCATATGCAAGAGCAACATCTTTAGCTTTGTTTTTAATTTCGTTTTCAATTTCAAGTTGGAATCTATCAGACACAACTCTTTCGTAAGCCTCGGCACCAGTTCTGCCTATAAATCTATTGGAGTTAATCCAATCAAGAGCTTCTGGTTTTCCAGTTATAGGATTAATAGAACTTATTTCTTCTGTCGTTAGCTGTTGAGCTTTTTCTTCTCCACTTAAAGCAGACCTTCTACCCATTTCTTCTATAACTAATTTAGTAAGATTGTTTGAAGCATTAGCAAGTCTGTTGTATTTTTCAGAACCACCGCTTGCTCTTACAACACCTACTGGGCCTATACTACCTACCTGCCTTTTTTGTCTAATTATTGGCATAGCTTAGTCCTTATCAACATTCTTAAGTAAACTAGATAAATTACTTATTAGGTTTACAGTTGCTTCTGCTCTTATACCTGCGGCTGCACCCTGTCCATATTTGTTAGAAATTGCTGCTGCTGTGGCATATTTCGCGCTTCTTAAATTAGATGCTATTTCTAAATCTGTAATATCTTCTCCAACAGTTTCTAAATTTTTTTCTAAAATTCTTTTAACAGATCTATCTTCTCTTCCTGCCGCACTAAACTGAGCAATGTTTGTAGACCTTGCGACTTCCATATCATTTAATCTGCGAGTGCTCTGATTTAGTGCCTCTGCTTTTGCCAAGAATAATTCATTGACTTGTTGCCTTGCATCAAATACACCTAACTCTGCTCTGCGCTTAGCTTCTTCTTTTTGCAATTCATAAGTTTTGATTGCTGCTGCGCCACCAATCATATCAAAAGGATTACACATTAGAAAGACACCTCCGCGACTAAACCATTAACTTGTATAAACATAGGTGCAGTTTGCGTTACTGTAATCTGAGGATCTTTATTGTATCCCAGTAAATAAAACTCTCTTTTCCCTGTGACTGCTTGCCTTGGTTGGCTGAAGTCATTGTTTACTTTTCTTATTATTAACTTTTTATTGTTCACTGAAACAGAAAGAGTTTCAGACAAATCAACTATTACTCTAGACAAACTTCTAGGCTGTCCTGTTTCTGGACCAATTCTAGTGCTAACGTCTATTGGATTAGTCTTTAGCTCTACATCAAACCCAAAACCCACCTGACAACTTGTGAGAGAGGCGTCTACAGACGAAACGTCTACCTTGCCATTAGCTACTGTAAATTTACCTAAGTAGTCTGTAGAACTTATTACATCGACCTCTGCACCATTCTCAAAAAAATTAGATACAGTAAAAACCCCTGCCGTTCCTGTATATGTATTCCCAAGATCTAAACTTACATTTTGATTTAACTCAGTAAATACAAAACTCTTTGTACCTGATCCAAGATTAGTTTTAATAACAGCAAAAACCCTATTACCAATAGCAGTAACAGAATGGAACGAACCGTTAGTTTCAAATCTTGTCCACCCTGCAACACCTTCAATTCTATTTAAATTGTATACAGCAATTTCACCAGTAAAGTTTTGAGCAAAAACAAATGACTCAGCTGTGTTTACTGCGCCACTAATCACACACATTTGCACAGGGTCGCTTATCAAATGAGAAGAAAGCAATGAAATTGGGTCTGCTTTATAAGCTTCTTGACTATCGTCAAATACAAACTGACGTATCATCTTACCACCAATCTGACCAAAGATTGTAGCACCATAGAAAGGTTGAGGTCTTACAAAGGTAGAACCAAAAGATGTTTGTCTTTTGACCCTAGCGTTAGTTGGTGTAATTGGTTGATTCTGGAATGTTGGAATAAAAAATTCAGAACCTGCGGTAAAAATATGTATATCTCTATTAGAAACAAAATGACGTATAGTAGCTACTTCACCAATACTCATTACTAACTCAATACTATCATCGTCATTAGCGTCACCAATATCAAAGTTATAATACAGTCCAGACTTACTAGCCCAAACCGTATCAGGTTGTGATAACGTACCGCCAAACCACAATCTATTTTCATGGAAACCGACAGCAGCAGGATAACCACGCAATGCAGAATATGATTGTTCCATCCACTCTTGAGTTGCAGCATGAGTAACTATTTCTATAAAACCACCGCCATCTTCAGATGTATTTGCTGTTGCACCTGCTGTTACAACATATCTATTTTCATCTAAAACAGCCTGTACTGATCTAGTGCCATTAATATTATTTGCACTTACACCGCCAACAGAAGTAGCCTTTCTTATAGTAATGCTATCGTTTGTTGTCATTCCATGATTAAGCTGTGTAATTTCTAGATTACCAGATCCATCAGTAGTTCTTATAGCATTGGGAAGAAGATTAGTAAAAAGTTCATCTACAACTCTTCCAGTAGCTTGTGTAGTAGATTGAACAGATGTTATATATATTTCAGCATCATGATATAATAATGTAATACCTACATGCTTAGAGTCAGGATAATTACCACCAGATTGACTTCCTGTTGTGTCAAAGTAAGCAGCACTTGTTGTTACTGTAATAGAAGTACCAGTTGTGGCAGATGGATCTAAAGTTACGCCAGTAGGTTGAAAATGATAGTAAGGCTGAAAGATTTTAGCCCCACCTGCTTGTAATTGAAAATTAAATTGCTCAACTTGAAAGCTATTCAAACCAGTTCTTACAATCTGTTGGCACATAAAAGTATTATGACAAAGAAATAATACATCTCCACCTTGAGCATAGGTCATTTCATGCAGGTAAGCTTGATCCCATTGAAGTGCTTCACCATCTACATCTTGCGTTAATGTTGTAGCTAAGCTTAATGCACCAGTAACAGGGTTAATAAAAAATATCTCACACTTCTGATGCGAGAAAGCTATTACATATTGCTCATCATCTGAAAATATAAAAGGTATTAATCTTATTTGCTGCCTTATAGATGTGTCTTCAGTTACCGCAGTAAAATCATGTAGTGCTTGAAACCCACCACGTTTAGCTACACCACCTTCTGTTCTTATAAAAAAGTTCTTAACACTTTGAGCAGACGAGTTATAAATTGGAGAATCCGTCCTTGATACCAAAGACGGACTAATTTCACCATATTGAAAATTTGTTATAGGTATTCTAGCCTTTTGCATTTAGCTTCGCCTGTTAGTAATAAACCTTGATGTTACAACCTTACGAGTTGTCTGTTGTTGAGAATCTGTTGACCTAGCTTTAGCCATAAGAAACTCATACTGGGTAGACATTAAGTTAGATAAAGAAGTGTCTCTTATTAATGCGGTAGCAAAAACAACAGCCATTGCATATTCTACGCATACAGAAAAATAAGAAGGCCAATCAACCTCACTAGCTCTATAAGTAAAATCTGCTATAAGAACATCAGCAGTATCGGCATCACAAAAAACTTTGTTTCCATAAACATTGTATTCAATCTGGAAATCTCTGACCGTAACAGCATGAAGAAATAAATAATCAGGTAATTGATAAGCAGAGCTAAATCGACCAGTTGGAGCATCAGACAATCTGTTTAGTATTGCTTGATTTGTTGCAAATCTCCAACGTGTAGCTGTGAGATTAGTTCTGGCAATGTCTTCATACATGTTCCCTGCAATTAGGGCTTCTGTCGTGTCATCGTCGAAAGACGTTATAGGCTCTGCACCAACAAGGATAAGAGCGCGACTACATATATCAATTGCACTATTTGCAGGAGTACTTACCATTGTGAACCTCTATGAAAAGAGGGGGGCTTTCGCCCCCACTCTATTAGTCGCTGTCGGTTACAGTAATAGCTGTACCATCAGCAATATCTACTACCGAACCTGTGTTCGATAATACTAATGATACGCTGAGAGTAGGAGCATCGCTGTCTAGTACAAAAATAGCGTCACCAACATTTAACATGCTAGCAGCGTTATTAAAATAACCAGAAGCGCGAACCGCTGTCATGGCGTCGGTTGAGTCATAAAACCAAAGGCTATGACCACCACCCCCTGCCATACGAGTTAGACCAGATGCGGAAAAAGCCATTTATAAGTCCTCCTCTTAGTTATTGTCTAGGACTTCGTAGATACCGTTATCATCGATAGCTACCGCGCCCATTGACATCATTGATGTTGCTAAGTGAGATACTTTCTCAGCAACATAGTTTACTTCAGTTTGAACATCAGAGTTCACACCAATACCTACAGCACTTGTATGGTAAGCAAAGTTTTTACCACCTGCTACAGCAGACGTTGAGAAGATCTTGAAACCCAAGAACTCTTTCATTGTCATACCACCTGCAAAAGGTAAGTTTTGCGGACCAACAAAGTCTGATGATGCAAACTCATTGATTGCAAACAAATCAGCGTAACCTGCAGGAGACATCGCAAGATAGCGTTGTCCGTCTTCTGGAACATCTGCTGTACCCATTGTCTCAAACAATGATAGAAGATCTGCTTTTTCTAGAGCAGAGCTAGTATCGTGTATTTGAGTAGAGTTAGCACCTGCATCCATTGCAGTAATGATTAGCTCATCTGTTTTTCTACCAAGAGCAGCAGCAGCAGATTGTGCTACAGCTTGTCGCTCGTTGATATTTGTTTTCAACTCATCAAGCTTGTCGATAAATTCAGCAGCATAGAAGTCACTCATTGATACTTCTACGTTGGTGTGTACTAACTCCATAGGAGTTACATTACCGTTGCGAGATTTTGTTGAAGCTGTTCCAGTGCCTATTTTCTGGAATCTTGCAGTTGAACCTGACACATTTGTAGAACGAATAGTATTCCGTAGCTTGGAACCCATACGCTGATACGCCATGTGAACTTCAGTTTCAAACTGCTTTATAAAGGCTTGGTCTATTGTATTAGCCATTTTACAGTCCTAAATTGAGTTTCCGATTGCTACGAGTATCCACTCTTACATATCAATTCGGGTATCCAATAGGGCCGATCAATGCGATATGGGTCGTAATGAATTATTGTAAACATTAATTTTGTTTGGATTGCAACGCACAAATTCAATATATTCTCGATTTTCGCTTGACACGAAATCAATAGGCTCAAACCCCAACAATGCAGCGGTGTGAATCATTGATGTATACTTATAAGATATTTGTGTAGTCATACCTAACTCAGTTTGATCAAAAAAATTTACTAAAGCTTTTCCCATTTTAAATGCTATATATTTATTTTTTCTAATTTTATTAGAAAGCAACGAGAAAAATATAGGAAAGTCTCCTTCTTTTCTAAATGTTAAGCCACTAAGAAATATAAATTCTTTGTTTTTGTTTCTGCATACATAACCCTCAGACATCTCATAAATCGCTAAAACAAAGTTTAAAGGATTTTGCCAACCTAAATGAGACAATTCCTCTAAACTTTCTTTGCATATATTTTCTGTTATTTCAGAAATATGATGTTTTTTCATCGGAGTAATATATGCTCCGTTTTTCTCCATTAGCCTCTTTTCATTTTGTATAAAGCTTTTGGAATCCATCATTTACCTCTTGTATGAAATCATTATTTCTTCGAGCAGGATGCCAGTATCTTTCATCTTGCATCATCTCTCTCAAACCTTGTTCTGTAATTTTACCAGATGGAGTGCTATCGCTTCCCATAGATGGCGATTGCAATTTCTCCATAACAAACTCGAGAACCATTAAACCTTCAGCAGTCTCAGTTAATCTTTCAATAGATTCCATATGCTCTTCTGGGAAAAATTGCTTAGAAAATAAAGCAGCAGCTTCTATTCTAGCATTTGCATTATCGCCAAGTTTTGCCATTTCTTCTTCTACATCAGTAGTAAAAGCATCGGCAGCTTTCATTACTTTTTCTAAACCTTCTTCAAATTCAGCCTGACTAAAGCCATAAGTAAAAGAATGATCTGCCCACCATTTAAGAACTTCATCATCTAAAATACTTTCTTCATCTATATGATCGGGAAGAGTGTAATCACCTGCACTATCTGGCCTGTCTTTATAACTTTCAGATTCTATTTCTTTTAAAACTTCAGCACGAATGTCATCGTCTTTAGTTCCTAGCTTTGACTCAAGCTCTCTATATGCTTTAGCTAAATCCTCACCTGATTTGTATTTCTCAGGAAGCCATTCTGGACGCACCTCTGATGTGTCTTTAACATCTTCTGCTACTACAAAATCTCTTTGCTCTTGAGGTGGTAGTTCTGTTGTTGCTTCTGTTTCTTGTACTTCTTCATTCATTATTTTTTACCTTATGTGATCTTTGAATATGACGTTCTATTAGACCAACTAAATAACGCTGACCTTCTAAATGACGCAACTCATCAGTAGAAATATTAGGACCACTAACCATTTCTATAGTTATGCTACGCAAGTATTTAAGGATTTCTTGACCAGTAGGTTCAGAAAATACAGAGCCAAAGTTAAGGCTTATTCTATCTTCTTCTGTTTTTTTTCTTGCTATTCCGTCTAAACCAATATGACTATTCTGAGGCAATAGGTGGTCCTTGTTGCTGTTGTTGCATTTGCTGCATCATTGCAACTAACTCTCTACGCTCTTCTCTGTCACGAATCAAGGTGTCAGGTACACCAAATTTTTTAGCAAGATGAATAGCTGTTTCTTCAGAGTCAATTAATATGTTTGTAGTATTCGGGCCAAAGTAAGCATTTACTAACTCTAGGAATCTAGAAACAGAAGTAATATCCTGATTAGATTGTGCTTGCGCTAATGGAGAAACTGAACGTATCTTAACTTCTCGACCATTAACTGTAGGCATTTCTATACGCCCTTGCTTCTTAAGGATATATATTACTCTTTGCAAAACAGGCTGCACTAACTCTGCTTGCAACCTACCAAAAGCAGAACCCATCCTGCGTGATAAATCTGCCATACGTTCTGCAACTTCTGTAGCAGATGCAGGAGTTCTGTCTGGATTTCCTAGCATATCATTGTATAATGCGCGTTTTATATTCAAGCGCAT